TTAACGACTTAGCTTCTAGATATGCCCTTGTTCTATTTTCAATAGCATCAATACCTTGATTAGCAATATTAGATAATTTGCGGGCATTTGATTTAGAGAATATCTTTGCATCTATTACTTCTCTACCAGAACTTTTTAAATTTAATTCAGCCAGTTCTAATAATTCTTTTTTACTTAAAGATATTAATTCTTCTTTGCTTAATTTACTAAAAAAGTTTTTTGCTACTGCTAAACCATATCTTTTTAAAACTTCTCTAGAGGCAGCTAAAACTTCTGCTCTTGCAGCATTTGATCCTAACAACAGCAGAAGATTAGCCCACATTATTTATCGCCTTAAAATACACTTGGACAGGGTATGTCCTTGGTTGATTGTCCAACTTCTACTTCTACTCCAATAATGTCAGTTACAACAATTTGAGTTTCATTAGTAGTTGGATTTTTTTCTTGCTTTCCTATAATAGTAATTGGATCGCCAACTTTAGCATTGGACAAAGCATTAGTTAATGAAGCTGGTCTATTTTTTCTAAATAATACTAATTGAATTGGTTTATCACATTGTTCATGTTTGATTGCCGAAAATATTACCTTGTCAAGCACTCTTGGTGCCTTAGCTACTGTTCCTGATATTTGCATTTGGGGACTCTTTCTTTGGTTGGATTGTTTATAGATTGATCAATATTCAATGTAAACAATTATATCAATCTATTATATATGCTTTTTTATTATATTTGATTGGTATTGACATCAATGCATCAATCTCAAGCAATCTATATAGTACTACATATTTTGTTAGAGTGCAAGTAATTGGGCATACTATATGATATAATTAATGCAAATGTAACAAAGGAACAAGATGCCGACACAAATAAGAGTACATGATAAATACGATAAAAGAAAAAATACTATACAAGACTTTCATGATAGAATTGACAAGAGTTCCTCAGAATGCTGGATTTGGAAAGGTTTTACAGATCGCGATGGTTACGGAAGATGGAATTATGATGGCGATGAATGGTTTGCTCATAGGTTTTCATATCAATTATATCATGGAGACTTGCAGGAAGATCTACTCGTGATGCATAAATGCGATAATCCTATATGTTGTAATCCAGAGCATTTAAAGCAAGGTACGCATAAAGAAAATAATGTAGATTGTGCTGCAAAAGGAAGAAAACCTAAAGGTGTTAAGAATCCTAATGCTAAATTAACCGAATATCAAGTATTAAAGATCCGGGAACTTAATGCTATTGGGATATCGCAAGAAGAGCTTTCTAAAATATTTAATACATCTAGACGTCAAATTCATAATATCATTCATCGGATTCATTGGGGTCATCTCGATTATACATAAAAGACATAGTTATTAAAAATGTAACTACGCTTACAATAATTCCCCATTTTTGTATATCTCCCGAAAGAGTTATCAAAACAAGAATTGTTCCAGCAATAGTCCACGCTTGTTCGTGTAGTCTTTTAAGAATCCTCTTTATCCACAAGATCAAAAGCTTTATTAATTTCATCTAAAGTCAATTTCCCATCTTTGATATAAGATCTAGCTAATGCTTCACCAACAGTCATAACACTGGTAATGCCAGCAATAAATATTGCATTAAGCATGCTAATACCAGCTATTGTTCCTGCACCTACAGCACCTAAAGCAGATGCTATAAATACAGCTAAAATTCTATACAATACTTGAATCATTATGCCCATCCATTAAATGGATAACGGAATTTTGGAACACGAACAGCAAGATCATATCCAACTAATTTAATACTATTGGTATCAAAATGGGATAATAAGATTTCACCTTGTGCAAAGTATCTAGAAGATAATGTGGCTAAGAATAGAATGCTTTCATTACGATCTCCAAGATCGTCTCCGCCAATACTTGTTCCACCTATAGTTACACTTCCAACTTTGGAAGATGAATTTAATCTCATATTTTCAATAATTCTATCATCTGATAGATTTTGATATAAGTTACCTAATGCAATATTAATTTCAGCTTCTTTTAGTATTCTTAATGAAGCATTATATTTGCGACGAGCAGTAGGTTCATCGTAATCGTTAAATCTTTCAAAATCCATTTCTGCTGTACGCCAGTCGATAACTGCACGAGCTCTTTTTAGGGCAGATGAAACTCTAAAGGTAGGAATGTCTTCAGCATTTAAATTGGCATAGTCATAAACTTCCTGCACTGTTGCATAGTTAGCTCCATCCGTAGGGCTTGTTACAGCAAGAAACGGAGCTGCCGCAGCATAACTGCCACCAAATACAGAATCAGAAAATTGTCCTACTGTATTATTATTACTGTTAGCAAATCGTATTTTATACCAAGAGCTCTCATCTAAATCTGTTGCAGTAAATGTAGTAATACCATAGGCATATGGCGTACTTTCCAATAAAGTATATGATCCATTTTTACTTAATGATTGAAATACGTCAAGTCTATTTGAATTAATATCTTCCGGTAAAGAAAATGTAATTGTTGTTTGGCTAATTGTCATTATGTCTCCGTAGGTTGAATTGCTCTAGTAAATGGATTTCTTGTTGCGCCTACTACAAATGCATTTGCTGTGTAATAAGCTATTTGATTGTCAATAAAGTAAGGCAGAACTTGTGTAACTTCATATTCATTTCCAGCATACTTCATTAACCAAACAGTTCTCTTTTGTTTATTGCCATCATTTAGAATATAATTTCTACTTATATGCATGTCAGGCGGCAAATAAATTTGTCTTGTATCTCTTTCAATATAGTTAACAAATACTTCATTGCCACTAATTGGATTTGCATAAGCTATTGAATCTACAAATACTTTAACATACGTAGATCCTTCATATGTATAAGCATTTTTATCATTTATTCTAGATGATTGAATTGGTTCATAGTGCACTAATTCAATTGATGTTCCAAAACGGTCAAATGTAGACACATATTTATCTGTAATATTTCCAACTAATCCTTCGGCATAATAATCTACATTATCATTTAATGAACCAAGTAAATTAAAATTAACCAATAATTCATTTGCTAGTGGAGTATCTTCTTCAAATGTTATAATTTCTGTTTCTACAAAAGCTTCATCTAATAATAATTTTTGACCAAAATAAACTGGTATACTATCATTTTGACTTGGACTATCTCCTTGACCAATTTGATAAGCAAATCTTATATCACCAATTTGATCAAAACTATATGATTCACTACCAGCTGGTTTAAAGAATCTTAAACCAACTACATCTTTTGTTGCATGAGAAGCGGCTATCTTTTCTTCGCTTAATTGATAACTTGTGCCATTTTCACTTAGTAAAGTACGAACATAAGTAATTGCTTTACCATTAAAATTTCTAACATAAGATAATATAAATCCAGTATCTCCATTAAGAGAAACTGTACGTCCTGCTTTTTGAAAACTTACAGAATCTTCAAAATCACCTTGACTAGCTGTTGTTGGAATTGTTGTAGGTGTTGACCAAGTTAAACCATCGTCATATGAAATAGAATAATATTGATTTACAAAAGTGCCCGCTGTATTAAATTGAGTCCAATAAGCTAATAGATTATTGTATCCATCTCTAGAAATATTTAAATCATTTGCAACTGTTGGAACAAATGAATTAATAACTACAGGACTATTGAATGATTTAGTCAAAGAATTAAATTTTATATAAACTAATTCATATTCCAATTCTCGATCTCGTATTGCTAATATATCCAATATTGAAGTTTGATTATCTGCATGTGTAGAAATTAAATCAAAATAATCATCTTCTACTGTTTCAATACTTGCAATAGCCGGAGATGACCAATTGGTTGGGTAATAAGCTTTTACAAATATTTTTTGATTATAACTTAATGTAAAATAGATATGATTAAATGTTGCAGATACATCATAATTTAATGAATTCATTACATTTAGTGCAAATAAAGATCCACCAGCATCAAAACGTATTGGATCTACCCATTTAGTAAAAGTAACAATATCATCAGAACTTATTGAATACGTCCATCCATAAACTATAGTTTTAAAAATAGAACCTGAAACTGAATAACCAGAAACTGTTAATAAAACTGTTTGTGATTTTTCATCAACAACTAAATGCATTACTGGTCCATTAGAATTTGAACTATCTATATCATCTATAAAATCCGTACCTAGTTGAGCACCAATCGGTATTGCCCAAGTAAAACCATTATTTACAGAAACACGAATATACATGTCACTTGTTGGTGATCTGTCTTGAACAACAGCAAATAATAAACCAGTATCAGTTTTAACTAATGTTTTATTAACAAAATTATGGGTTATTAAACCGCGTGAATTCCAAGAATTTTCTACTAGTCCAGTTTGTGTATAAATTTTATTCGTCATTGTTGCTCCACACTAACAAGGAATGTTCCAATGCCTAAAACATCTAAGTTATTTACATCAAATTTGACATAGATAACTTCAGTTATATCATTTGGCAAGATTCCTTCTATTGTTAAACTATCAGTATAAGTAATATTATCATATGAGAATTGTACGGCAGAAGTAACTTGTGTTTCATTAGCATATGAAGTAATTATAAAGTCACTTGGAGTAGTTGATGTATTGCCAATTCTAAATATTAATTTTTTAATTTGATTATATAATAAACCGCCATAGTCAAGTCCTGTAAGAGTAGACGCATCTCGTGCAGATGGAGAAGTATCACTTGATGCTATGAATTTAAATTCATCACGTTTATTGCCAAGTCTATTTTTTCCAGATTTAATATTTGTATTAGAAACTTGTTGTTCAATAATTATTGATCCAGAATCGCTAACTATTATTGTATGACCAGTAACTGTTATATTTTCACGATTTGCTCCAATAGCAACATTTCCACCGATTTTAAGAGATACGTCACGAGAGGTAACTCCAATATTTGCAGCAATCACGCCAACTTGTGAACCTAGTAAAGCATCTTTAGCATCTAATCCAATATTACTTACTGTTACACTAATATTGGTTTCAGTTTCTGATAAACCTGAAAAGTAATGATCATTTATTTCCTGTGTACTTAAAACTGAATCATAAATTGCAACTTCATCAAGTTCTGCAACATAATCAAATTTATTAAGTATGCCAGCATCGTCATTAATAGCCATAAAACTATTTCTAACAGGAGTAGAACTTCCATCATTAACACTAATACCATCTGAGTATGGAAGAAAATCACCTAATGAAATGACATTATTTGTGGTTCCCCTATCAACATAACTTGCATAAGTAGTTATAGATCCTGATTTGCTTTTAGTTAAAACAATATGGTGCCAATTACCATCAGCAATATAAGAATCTGTCAAAACTAATGGATATGTCCTTGAATCCGTTGCACTTCTTTCTGACCATAAACCTAAATATCCAGCATAGACACCTATTACCATATATGCTTGGTTAGTTTGACCACCCCAAATTATGCCCCTCATTGTAAAGTTTTTTTCGTCAGTTACAAGAACTGGAACATACCAATCAATAGTTCTAATCCAGAATTCATAAGTAGCATTATCAGTATTAGGATCAAATATTCTACTAGGAAATGTAACAATATTAGATGTTCCTGAAGTGGTCCCTACAAATTCAATTGACTCACTTTCTGGATCGCCAGGTATACCAACTACGTGATTATGAGTCCCTGCATTTGCGTTAACAGGTGAAGTTCCATAATCTATTATTTGCGTAGCATCTACTTCTTCATTAAATCTATAATAATGTATTGGATTTTTTTGTAATACGAAAGATGGATACAATGGATTAACTTGACCAGTAACAATTGTTATGCTAGCTTTAGAAGCATCTACAATAGAACTTAAAGTTACTGTTGCATCTTTGCCATTTACTGCAATATTGCTTGACGCATTAATAGTAATAATAATAGAACCTTGAACAGCAATATCTGGAGCAAACGATGTAATAGAAATTGTATTAGGAGAATTTTCTACTTGAACATTTATAGCTGCAGTAACAGTTGCATTGATGCCAGTTATCGCAGTGTTTGATACCGTAGTTGATACTATTGCATCGGTGCCTGCTGATATTGTTGCGGGTTGTCCAGCTATTGCAATATTGGAAATAGTTCCAGCATTAACAGTAATGTTTACAGCAGGATCTGTAAAATTAATTGTACCTGATGCGGTGTATTTATAAATGTTATATGAACCACTAGTTGTTACAGTAGGTGATCCAGTAGTTGTTACGCCTGAAGAAACATCTGAAGTTAAAACTTTAAGAATAACTACACCAGAACCACCATTACCACCAGTCTCACGTGCTCCACCAGTATCGTTAGATCCGCCACCACCGCCACCACCAGTGTTAGCAGTACCAGCAGTACCAGATACGTTAGATGTACCACCACCGGCACCTCCACCGCCACTACCGCCAGCACCGCCATTACCATTATTTAATGTTCCACCGCCACCACCGCCAGCATAGGTTATTGATGTGCCAGTAATGCTTGATGCACTTCCAGCACCGCCAGCACCACCGTTACCGCCATTAGGAGCACTTCCAGCACCGCCAGCACCGCCACCGCCACCAGCATCGCCATATGAACTAGGATTAGTACCAGAACCATTACCGCCAGCATTACCTTCGCCTGTAGTTCCAGAACCGCCAAGTATTAAACCAGGTCCAGCTGAGCCACCACCACCGGAACCACCAGTGCTACCATTTCCAAAAGTTTCTGTTGCACCCTTGCCGCCACCAGTAGCAGTTATGTTGTCGAATACAGAGTTTCCACCATTTGTGCCATTTGTTGGATAATTTCCACCAGTACCACCAGCACCAACTGTAATTGTAAAAGTTGTGCCATAATTTTTACTTGCAGTACCTGTTAAAAGACCACCAGCACCACCACCGCCACCAGAGTCAGAGCCGCCACCGCCGCCACCAGCTACAACTAGATATTCAATTGAAATGGGCATAAAGTCTCCTAAATATAGAAAGCCAAGGCATGGTGACCTTGGCTCCTTATATTATAAATAAATGTATTTATCATTTGGGGCATTGGTTTGAATAGAATTTTTTAAGAATTTATTAATGAATTGAAAAACAGTGACCCAGGCAGAAATGACTAAAGTGTTATTAGTCCCCACGCTTAACACAACAATTGATTCCGTAACTACGGTCCTAAGTTGCGCCACTTCTACCTGGATTACTGCGTCCATTATTAATCAGCCGTGGTAGTAAATATACCAGCTGCATCCCAAACTATTGAGAATGTACCGCTAGAAGAAGATTGATCGCTTCCAAAGTCGACATAACCAATTAAAGGCTTTGTCGCCGCTGTAGCAGGAGTATCATCATAAAGTACAGCATAACGCGCTGTAATTGTAGAAGATGTCCAACTAACGTCAGCTGCATCAAACTTAGTTACATTAGTACCTGAAGTGTAGCCAACAGTCTTACTGCCAAGGGTATTCCCACCAGCAGTATATCCTGTTCCACTTACCTCATAAGTACTAACGTCGTCCCAGTAGTCATGGCTGTCTTGATTTGGTGTATATGAAGATGTCAGCAATGCAACCTTGATTGTATCGCTGTCAAAATCAACTTCTTTGTTAAAAGCTTTTGCAATTAAACTTCCATATGTTTTTGTAGTAGCCATGTTATTCTCCTATCAGGCCAAAGTGTCTTCGATAATAACACCGTAGGCATCGACAAGCTTGTCACAATGGATACTGTACCATCCCATGAGGTCTATTGCTCGTGCAACTACGTTGTCATCAACATCAACACCGATGTCTTTAATCCATGCGGCACCAAGTGATTCACGACTAAACATTACGTTATAGCGACGTGAAGGGGTAGCTGCACCATCGTCATTGACTTGAGTACTAATGAAGCAAGGAATACCATAAGGCGAACCAACATAGCCAGCCGAATTAGTAAGTCCCTCACCAAAGCCTTCAACAGTCTGCTTACCAACATTAGCGAAAGCAGCAGCGTCAGAGAAAGCAGCACGCATCTTGGCCCAGCTATTGGGATGGAAGACTGCGAAATACTGTCCAGGAGCATTCTGAGCTTCTAGAGTAGCAATAGCAGTACGGAAGTCAGATGCGTCCATTGCATCGCTGGTGTCATTGACGTGAGTACCAAAATCCATAGCGTCAAGAACAAGACCATCTTCGTCCTGTGCAAGTGCACGGCCCAACTGCTCGCCATAAGGAGCCAGATCCTGGAAAGGATCAGCATGGAGTGTGCGCTTTGAAATCTGAATATATGTACCACGCTCAACGGGTGTCAAAGTGACACCATCCGAGTTGACGGTTGTGCTCGAAGGAGCAACGCCTTCAGTTAAAGAGGCTACAGCGATGCTCTGGAAACGAGGAACTACAATGGAGCCTGCGCCAGCAGGAACCGAGTAGCCACGAACCAAAGGACGCATAACTCTCTGTGAGTAAGCAGCTGACTGAGCATCTGCCGATACAATTTGACCAATAAGGTCATTTAAAGTTGTGCTATTTGAAATTGCCATTTTTTATCCTTAATCTTTTTGATTTGATGAAGATGTTAATAAATCTCTGTATAAATCGCGCAAATTATTTCTAGCAATTGGATCATGTTTAATTCCGCCTAGGCCTCTTGTGCCTAAGGTTCCAGTATGATGAACGCTTTCCTTGCTAGCTGTATTGGGATTTGGTGAGATTGCTTTTGGAACTGATTTGTGCTCTACACTTTTTTCAGTTATGTCTTTATTAAATTCAGGAAACTTTACCAGAAAGTTATCAACTGCTTCAATAGGAGATTGTCCATCTTGAATTTGTACCCAACTAGGATCAGCAGTTAAGCCTCTTCTAGTCAATTCATTTTCAACACGAACTGTTTTGATTTGCGCATCAAGCGATTTGAAATCTTCTAATTGAGATTTTAATTCTTTAGCTTCAGTACGATATCTCGCAGCTTCAGCTCTTAAATTTTTAACATATTCTCTATCAAAAGTATCAGGGGACTCTATGTCTTCCACGTTTTTCCTCCAGGGATAATTGTTCGGCATCAAGCCTACATATATAGTACATTTTATTATATCACAATCATATAAATTTATATGATATCTTATTAAAATTTCTTTGTCTTAAATTTGGGTATTGCAGAAGTGCTTTTACCCATTAATGATTTTGATTTATTAGAAAGAACTTGGGCATTCAT